TATGTCCAGGATGACGGAAATCAGATAACTGACCAAGCATATTATGTTCCAATATATTCGTTGGCGGCACCATAAAGGAGAATAGAAATGGACGAAAGATATGAAGTATTAGATGCAGAAACTTTGTAAAGAGTTCAGGAAGTTGGTGTGCCCAAGTCCGAACTTTTATCAAAGAAGGCTGGTTGCCAAAAAGATATAGAAACTAGCTATCTAGAAATTAAAAGACTACAGGATAAAATTTCAGAGATTGATAGTTTACTTGCGTTGTTTGTTGTAGAAACACCGGTAGAAAAGTTGGGTGAATAGTGTTCGGCAGATTCGGCACATCATTGTTCGGGGCTACAGAATTCTTACGTAGAATCTTCTACAAGACTCGTAGAGTAGCTTGTGTTGGAGATATTGCAACTCATCCAGGACAGATTATTACATCGGGACAAGATGGAACAGTATTTGCTGGTGGAGCAGTTATAGCAGTTAATGGTGCTATCTTTCAATGTGCTACCCACGGTCCCTCAACTATAACTTCAATAATCAAGAAGACGTATATAAATGGTAAGCTAATAGTTACTGAAGGTGCAGTTAGTAGTTGCGGAGCTACTATGAAACCCATTGACAGAAAGGTCTATGCGGGATAGTATATGGCAATAACAAGCAGTATAGGAGTGGTCTGGTCCGAGTTGGATCATCGCCTTATTCAAGATTCTCAAGGTAATATCAAATTAGCTGAGAATGTAGCTGCAGTGATGTCTTCGATAGATAATATCTTGAGAACCCGAAAAGGAGAACGGTGTATGCTTCCAGAGTTCGGGTCCAACTTGATGGACGCAGTTTTTGAACCTCTTGATGATACAATACTAAAATATCTATCAAGAGATCTTAAGACTACTATTAAAAAGTGGGATGACCGAGTGATCGTGGATGATATGCAATTGTATCCAGATCCTGACCAAGGGTTTTTGTCTATAACTATCACATTTGCTATCAAAGGCCAAAGTGGTCTCTATGAATATAAAACAAGTATTAAAAGTGAGGAAGAATAATGGTTAAAAATTGGAACAAATACAAGGATAAGAAGTATTATGATCATCTTTGTATTTGTGGCAGGAGGATTAAAGTAAAACCTCATCACAAATATCATGGTATTCCAAAAAGTTGTCCAGAACATGGAAGAAAAGGAAAGTATCAGTATCCAAGAGAAACTCGAGTTTGTGCTCTTCCAAGTTGCAATACCACTTTTGAGTGTAGAGAGGATAGTTCTAGAAAGTATTGTTCTAAAAAGTGTGCAAATCGATGTAATAGCAAGTCAAGAAAGCATGGTCGATGGAATTTTGGATTAACGAAGGAAACAGATAAAAGAGTTGCTAAGCAAGCGAAAAAGCTTAGAGGTCGAAGGAATGGACCTCCTTCTAAGAGAACTAGGAAAAAGATTGGGCGCGCCAACTCTATAGCTATGAAGAAAAATTGGCAAGATCCAGAGTACAGAAATAGTAGAAAGCACATCAAACATTCTACAGGCTGGCATCATCCCAAAAGAGCGAAGAAGAGAATAGGTAAGAAAAATTCCAAACACATGAAACGACTCTGGCAAGATCCAAACTATATAGCTATGCAAATGCGAGCAAGAGGAGTTAGGCCAAATAAAACTGAAAAATTCTTGACCAAGTTATTTCAAAAGCTATATCCAAACCAATGGAAGTATGTGGGTGATGGGCAATTCATCCTTGCAGGAAAATGTCCTGATTTTGTTAATGTTAACGGTCAAAAGAAAATCATTGAGCTCTTTGGTGAACATGTGCACAAACCAGAAGAGGAACAAGAAAGAACTATTCTGTTTTCTAGGTATGGGTATCAAACCCTTGTTATCTGGTTTAAGGAGTTAAATAACATGGAAAGATTGATAGAAAGAGTTACAAACTTTAGTGAGGCTATATAAAAATGGCAAACCTTTTAAGCTATACTGACTACGACTTCAGCTCTCTCGTTCTCCAGATTCAAAACAGGCTAAAGAACAAAGAAGCTTGGCTGGACACTTACCGGTCTGGTACCGGTGAAATGTTGATAGAGTTCTTAGCTTATGTTCTGAATTTAGGATTATTTTACACGGAGAGAAGAGCTGAAGAATCATATATTCTTACTGCTAAGAATGTATCAAGTATACGAAATCTAGTTGCTCTTCTGAATTATCAGCCAAAAAGAAAGACTTCTGCTACAGGAAATCTTACTTTCAGTATTCCATTTATACTAACTAAAAGTGTGTATATTCCCAAATATACAGAATGTCAAACTTCTGATGGGCTAAAATTTATTACAAATGAAAGTGCAGCAATAGGGAAGGGTCTAACTTCGGTTAGTATTAGTTCTGTTCAGGGAGAACTAATTCAAAAGGAAATAACCTCGGATGGTTCTACCGATCAGGAATATTTGATTAATGATACAAATGTTGAGAACTCAGCTAGTACTATAAATCCGACACTCCGAGTTATTATTAGTGGGGCCGAGTGGACAAAAGTTGATTCCTTTATCTATAGCAGTAGTGTTGATAAGCATTTCCGAGTTATCACTGAGATGGAAGGTACTGCTAGCATAAAATTTGGAGATGATGTAAATGGAAAATCCCCAGGAGGTGGTTCAGTTATTACTATTCAGTATGTCAAGTCTTCTGGATTAGCTGGGAATGTAACATATACTGGTAAGATAACAGCAATTACCAGTACAATCTATGATGAAGACGGAGCTATAGTATCCAACGTTTCAGTAACTAACCTTGGTTCTTTCCTTGGTGGTGATGACGAAGAAGATATTGAGGAAATCAGATATGAAGCTCCAAGGGTTTTCAAAACCGGGGATAGAGCGGTTACCAAGGAAGATTTTACTTCTATACTTGAGAATTATCCTGGAGTAGCTGATGCCAATGTTTGGGGAGAGAATGAGGAGGCTGCGGCTGCTGTACCTCCTGTTTCAGCTGTCCATGAAATGTTAAACAAAGTTAAAATGTGTGTTATCCTTCAAGAGTGGGGGGATATAGATGATGATTTCAAAGAGACTTTATCCGACTATATATATAACAAGTCTATGTTAACAGTTAAGTACGAATTTATTACCCCAGTTAAATTACTAGTTATCCCGACTTTGATTGTAAAAGTTACCACAGGCTATTCAATATCTCAAACTGGAACGGATATTTCTGGGGTTCTGGAAGACCAGTTTAAGTTAGGAGATACTACCAAACTTGGGACAATTATCAAATACAGCAAAGTTATATCTGCGATACAAGATCTTGATAGCGTTGCCTATTGCAGTATGACGCTGGAGATAAAAAAGGTATTGAGCAGCACTTATGACTCGGTTCACGACTTTGGTGCTACATTAGATGCTACAAGTATTAAACCCGAATCGGTTCGGTTGTTTATTAATGGGACTTATGTTACTGTAGATACGAATGATGGGGACGGAACCGGAACGTTCTCTAGTGCAGGAGGTTACATAATTTCAGGAGATATTAATTATTCTACTGGAGTTTTGACTGTGAATATAAGTGGTTCTCCGGCTTCAGTTTTTGTTAGGTATGTTCAGGATGCTGATTCGAATATTATTCCTAGTTTCCAGCAGATAGCAAAGCTTGATAGTATTGATAAAACAATTAGTATGGAGTAATTCTTATGAGTAATAAAGTTTTAAGAGAAATAAGAATTTGTGCTCTTCCAGGTTGTAATACTGCTTTTGAAGTTAGTATACATAGTAATAGAAAGTATTGTTCTCGGGAGTGTGGTTGGGACAGCTTAAAAGAAGTTCCTTCTCCTAAGAAAGGAAAAACCTATGAAGAGATGTATGGAAAAAACAAAGCTAACGAGATCAAAGGAAAAATTATTAAAGGGAATAGAAACAAAGTGATATCTCAAGAACATCGAGATTCAATAGGTAAAAAGAATTCCGAGAGCATGAAGCGGCTTTGGCAAGATCCAGATTATATTGCAAAGCAAATGAAAGCAAGAAAAGAAGGGAACATCCAGAAATCTTTTACTATAAAATGTTTATGGCAAAATCTGGAATATGTTATGAACCAGATGAAGGCAAGAGAGATTAAGCCTAACAAATCTGAAAAATTCTTGACTAAATTCCTTCAACAGCATTTTCCAAACCAATGGAAATATGTGGGGAATTTTAAATATTGGATAAATGGAGCTAATCCTGATTTTATCAACATCAATGGACAAAAGAAAATCATTGAAATGAATGGAGATTGGTGGCATGGAGAGAAAATAACTAGAAGAACAAAAGAGGAAGAAGAAAAACAAAGAATTGAACGCTTTGCCAAGTATGGGTACAAAACTTTAGTTATTTGGGAACACGAACTAAAAGATACGCATTCCATTATGAATAGAATTGAGGAGTTTATAAATGGGTAAACATAACTGGTATTCTTGTCTCTGGACAATTCGTCAAGTTAGGAATGGAAAAGTTATCTGGGAGATTAAGGACAAAGAAAACATCCTGGTCGACTCTGGAGAATTAGCTGTTGTTGACACCTTTTTTAGAAAGAATGATTCGCTTTACTTTGCTTCTACCAACTTCTGGACAGGGCTTTGTAAGGGAACTGTTTCTGAGGAAACCACTTTAGTTACTGTTTCTGCTCTTGAGCCACCAGTGTTATATGGATATACTAGGCTTCAGATTGAAAGATCTAATGTAGGATTCCCAACCCTTGATCAATATGAAGGGCACTGGAGAGTTACTACAAAGGAAGTGGAGTTAACTGCTGTTGGCGGAGATATTGGTCCAATAAATGGAGCTTTCTTATGCACATCATCAGATAACTCCGGGGTACTTATTGGAGCAGTATCTATTGATCCAGAGAGAACAATTCTAGCAGGTGAGACAATATACTTCCAGTTGAAGATGAGGCAGAAGTAGTAGATATGAAGACGAAATTTATAAAGGCAACTACTTCTAAAACCTATGAGCTTTAGCCATAGGTGGATGACCTGATTTGTAAAAGGTAATTGAAAAATGAGTATTAATCTTGAAGTCCCGCTAGAAATGATGGACGAGGGAGATAGCAGTTCGGCCTCCGCCGTGATTTTGCTCCCGCGCTCCTATCTTTTTCTAGATTCAGACGACTATGATGGTGCTACGTACACTTTTGAAATTGTGGCTTCCAATTCACATGCCACAATCGATTATACAGTTAATTTATATGATGTAACGGGCTCTGTGATAAAAGTCTCAATTATTGTTCCCGCGAATACTACAAATCCTAAACGATTTAGGTCTGAGTCTTGGACGCCTGCGGATACAACGAACAGAACATATGGTGTACAACTTGCACAAACTGCAAGTGCTGACCAATTAAAGGTTTATGTAGCTAGAATTATTGTAACACAAGTTAATGCTACCAAAACTCGAATACAAGTTCCGCTAATTAATTATGATTTGTCGGTAACAAATATCGACATTATTGATCAGACCACCAGCACGTCATACATACAGGCGGCACCGGGCGTATACAGTTACTACAAAAAAGATACTTCAGTTTTTTCAAGTATAAGTGGTTGGAGTTTGGAAGCAGTATTGTATAGCAACAATGCAACAATCTCAGCACACTGTGCGCTCTTTAATGCGACTGATGGTGTTCAGGTTACTGGTGCTGAAGTTTCTGTTCTTGGAACAACTCCTACACTTGTATCAGTTGATTTTGCCGATACCGTTGATAATTTTCATGACGGAGACACTTTTGAAGCGAGGATAAAAAGAGATGGTACGGGGTCTTATTATGCACGCATACAAAAAGCCGCGTTGTACTGCAGGCTAACAAGCCTAGTTAAAGCTGAAATTTTTTGGAGAGTTGGGCGTGAAAATGTTCAGGCAGCAGCTGCAGAGACCTTTCCGAATAGTCGGGTCTTACTGAATACTTCTATACTTTCAAATCCAACCGTTTATCTTGAATCTTCAGCTATTTGTGCCGATAATGCTGAAATTGTCTTTCTAAGAGATCATCTTACAAATGATAGTGGAGTAGATGGTTCGGAAGTTGCTGGCAGTGGGCTTAATTTTTCTGGTTTACAAGATTTTTATAATACTGGTGATAATGGGAATGCGGGGTTATCTAATTCTTCAGATTGGCTGGCTCAGATATTTACTGCTGGTGACTCATATGACATTTATGGCGTGAAATTGAAACTTTGGTATTCTGTAGGTCTTGGTTTACCGGGGATAGTTACTGTTAGTATAAGAAATACAGACGATGATGGAAATCCAATTGGTGCTGATTTATGTGTTGGAACAATTGATGGAGATGCTTTACCTACGTCTTCTCCGGGGGAATTTAGAGAAATAGTTTTTTCAAGTGCATA